TCTGGGAGACTGGCAGGAAGAATTCAGAATGTATCACAGAAAAGAGGGTAAAATAGTGGCCATACGGGATGATTTAATGTCAGCTACCCGATATGCCCTCATGTCTACCCGATATGCAGTCTCTTCCAAAGACCCGACATGGACTAAGGAGATAGAGTACTCCCATTATGGTATAGTCTGATGAATTTTAAGCTGATGGAGGATTTGGCGAAATACCTTGCGTCTAAAGCGCCTGATCTGGTAGACGGTATTAATGAGTACGTTTTAAAAAACGCAGAAAGGCTTGGGAAACTTGGTGAGGCTAGTGTAGATAATATGTCTCAGATTGCGTTGAGTGAAATGCGTAACGAGGCTAATAAGCGGGAAGGGGCATCAGAAGTCCCACAGCTTCCAGACCTTTCTCAACAAAGCCTCCCTAACATTAGTGATGTTATTGAGAAAGGGAAGGACGTAGTAAAAACGGGTAAGGATATTCACCAAGCTGGGGAGGATTTATCTTGGGGAAGGATCACCCCAGATCAGTATATGAAGATTCTGGAAAGTAGGATTAAAAAGCCAACCGGTATTAAGCCAACCGGTATTAAGCCAACCAAAGAACAAGAAGACGATTACTATCTGCGTGGAGGCCCATCCCCCTACTTACCAAAGGGGTCTAAGTTTGGAACGTCCGACATGGATTTTGCTGATCGTGAAACGGACATGCAGAAATTGCGTGAAAGTTTAGACGATGAAAGTTTGGGAACAAGTATTCAGCCGTATGCGGATAAGGAATATTCTAATAACACTCTAAGTAAGTACAGGGACATTTTAGAAGATTGGAGTATGTTATTACTTGATGACTCCGGCCAAGTGGATATGGGTGTAAAGCCAGAAAAAAGGCTGATAACAACCTTTAACGGCTTTAATCCTGATGGAACCACGAAGTGGAAGAAATCAGATATTAAAGATTACAAGAAGGGGCTAGACTCTTTTAATGAGTTAATGCAGAAAGATGTGGGGGCTTTATTTGACATAAGGCCACCTGCTCAAGACTGGGTAGATGATAGAGATCCGGCGGAAATGCTAGCGGAAGAGCTTAAAAGCAGAGCTGCTGGACGAGCCAAGAAAAGACTAAGAGCGGGAGAAACTCAGACTTTGCAGATGGATCGTAATGATAGTATATATGGTTACGATACTATAGACGATAGTGGAAGACTTACTGAGGCAGGGTGGGATAAAGCCCGGAGTGACAGGTCTTCTGAACATTGGTTGTCACAAAAGAGTCGTAGCGATATCGCTAAAAGATGGCAGGATACCCATGATGCTTGGGCTGTTAGGTTTAATAACTATATAGAAGTTGAAACCGGAAGGCCGTTTTGGAGGCTTCCTAAAAATGATCGAGATGTAGAGTTACAAATAAACCATGTGGATCATTTGAGAAAACTGGTTGCCCATGCGGGTGAAAAGCCTTTAAACTATGTTGTAGAAGTGATGTTTGGAAATAAGAAGGATGGAATAAAGGGCGCAGTTCCTTATTTTGAAAGTGACACCATTAGACAGGTCTTGCGAACTCTTGAAGAAGAGTCCAAACAAGCGGGAACCATATTTCCCAGCAACTTAAAAACACCGCGATCAGAGAAGCTGAAACAAGTGCCCAGTGTGCTTAAAAAGTTTATAGACAGGCCAGTTCCGATCACAGATAATATAGTAGATGAGATACTAGAAAATACAGAACAGGGGCAGGAAGCTCTTAGAGCGGGAATGGCGGAGATAGATGCTTTATATGGGAACCTTGAGCCACATGAAGTAAGGGCGCGTAAAATACAGATAGACGACAGGGTAAGGAAAAGGGTAGCCACAATGGTAAAAGACTGGTTTTTAACAAACACGGATTTGGGCGATGCTATAATAGAAGAGGCATTCAAACATTTCTTTGACTGACGGACTCTAAAATGGCAAAAGAACGAGTAACAGAAGAAGAACTGGTCACACGCATAAGGGGTGAGGTCACAAGTTCTTTGGGCTACATGGGAGATACGATCTCCAAACAGCGTGAACAGGCCATGGACTATTACTATGCCATGCCGTTCGGCAATGAGGTAGAAGGTCGTTCCCAGTTCGTAGACTCCACTGTTTCGGATACCATAGAGTGGATTAAACCCTCTCTGATGAGGGTGTTTGCCTCTGGTGATGAGATGGTTAAATTCAACCCTGTTGGCCCTGAAGACGTTCCTGCTGCTAAACAGGCCACAGATTATGTAAACTACATATTCATGCGGGATAATCCCGGATGGGAAATAATGTACTCTTGGTTTACCGATGCGCTATTAAGCAAAAACGGCATAGTCAAAGTCTGGTGGGATGAAACAGACAAATGGGACAGAGAGGAGTATAAGGGTCTTACAGAGATAGAGTTTGAGTCCTTGGTTTCCCGTACGGATGTAGAAGTTATAGAGCATACCGTAGTAGAAGAGGATGGTGTAGAAGAGCAGATGACGGAGGAGATGCAAGAGCCTGTTGTCCTGCACGATGTTGTTATTACCCGTAATGCGGGTAAGGGCAAGGTTGTCATAGAGAATGTTCCTCCTTCTGAATTCCTGATCTCCAGAGAATCAAAGAATATACAGGATGCCCGTTTTGTATGTCATCGTGTAAAGAAGACCTTATCTGAACTAAAGGAGATGTATCCGGACGAAGATGTTGATCCGGAAACCCTTGGTAGTGGAGGAGGTGATGACAGTATGATGGCCTTCTCTGCTGAACGCCTTGCTCGTTATCGTTATGATAATTCAGCAAGTAACTTCAGTGGATGGGGTGATGAGGATATAGCTGACGAAGAAGGCCTGAGAACATACTGGCTACATGAGTGCTATCTGAAAACAGACTATGATGGTGATGGCATTACAGAGTTGAGAAAACTTTGTGTTGTGGGCGATAAGGTTCTTGAGAATGATGAAGTAGATTTTATTCCTTTTATCTCTTTAACCCCCATAAAGATTCCGCACAAGTTCTTTGGCCTGAGTATTGCTGATCTTATAATGGATCTTCAGCTCATTAAGAGTACTCTGATGCGAAACCTCATGGACAACATGTACAACCAGAACTTTGGTAGGTTTACAGTCCTAGAGGGTCAGGCTAACTTAGACGACCTGTTGACACAACGACCGGGTGGTATAGTCAGGGTTAAGTCTCCGGGCGCAGTACAGAGGCTTGACACACCAACCTTAGAACCCTATTCCTTCCAGATGCTTGAATATCTTGACGGGATAAGAGAGTCCAGAGCGGGTATATCCAAACACTCTCAGGGTCTTGATGAGAACGCTTTAAAATCCCACACTACCGCAACAGCCGTTGCCCAAGTAATGAGTGCAGCACAGCAGAGAGTAGAGCTGATTGCGCGCAACTTTGCAGAAACCGGTGTTAAAGAGTTAATGCGGGTTATATACAGTCTTGTACAGAAGAATCAGGACAAACAGAGAGTTATCCTTCTCCGGAATGAGTGGGTTCCTGTACGACCTGATATGTGGAGAGACAAGATGGACTGTACTATCTCTGTAGGTCTTGGAAACGGAAACAGGGATCAGCAGCTCATGCACCTTTCAGCTATCCTGAGTTTTGCAGGACAGGCTATGCAGGGTGGTATGAATGTCGTTAATGAACAGAACATGTACAACATAATGGCCGCCATGGTAAAGAATATGGGATTCCAGAATGTTGGAGATTTCCTGACAGACCCGGCCCAAGTTCCACCGCAGCCCTCTGAGGAACAGAAGGCAGCAGAGATGGAACAGAAAATAAAGCAGGGCGAACTACAAATTAAAGCCGCAGAAGTTCAGATCAAACAGCAGAAGCTACAGTTAGATGCCGCTAAACTACAGGCTGATACGGCAATGAAAGTAGCAGAGATAAAGCTGGAAACAGAACAGAAGCGGCCTGTAGGAATAGGATAATGCCATACGGCCCCGGAACATACGGAAGACAGGTGGGAAGACCACCTAAGAAAAAAGTAAAAAAGGTTAAGAAGGCTAAGAAGAAAAGCTGATGCCTCAAGACCACGATCAATTAAGAAGAGAAGGCGATGCTACTCTTCTGATAAACAACGCTCTTTATATAGAGTCGTTTGAAGTTCTAAGAGAAGACTTAATGAACCGCTGGACACAAAGTGGTTCGAGTGAATTGGAGGCTAGAGAATCTATCTGGCTTGCAATGAGATTGCTTGACAGAATCGAAGGTCATATAAAGTCCATAGTTGAAACGGGCCACATGAACAAGGTACTGGAAGAGCAACACCCATTCATTTAAGGAGAATCTAATATGGCGGATAAGCAGGAAGCCCCGCAAGCACCGGCTGGATTACAGCCAATACCAGCGTTAGGTGGAAGTGTCACTGAAGCGCAAGAAGCATTACTTAGTTTGATGGAACC